CTCTGCGGCTTCTTTGAGTAAGTCTGATGACAAAGGCTTAGCGATCATCTCTTCGATCGCATCGAAATTGTCGTACACCCAGTCTTCTCTTTCAGTTAACGTGGCTTTATCTTTGCCGTAAGTGTTAGCGATGTGAATACATAGCCACTTGACGCCTTGTTGACCAAGCTTTTTACCTTCAGCAAACTGGAGCAATGCTCTACCGATTTGGTCTTGTTGAGGTGTTAAGTCTTGTGTTAGTGGATAAAGTCTTCCTCTAAAGTCACTGAAGTGAGGGAAATAAAATTTCTCGTAGCGTGACATGGTGTGAGCGATATTAATCTTTCTTACGAACGCACTATATTTACCACGTTGACTATCTAGTTGCTCTAATGCACTTGACCTTTTACCGTGGTATGCTTTACGCTCTTCTTTAGATAATGCTTCGTATTTATCTGAAGGCAACGTTTGGCAGTCTTGCGGTAAGTCGTTAGGCATCATTGGTATTTCGCCGATGTTTTGGCCTGTACCTGAGATCATCTCCATAACTGAAAGCATCCAAGTGTTAATTGACCATGCAGTCTTTTGCACAGCATTAACAGAATCAATGAACTCGTATGAAGCTGCTTTCTTGTCGCCAGCTGTATGTTTGTGCATTGATGAACGTATTAGCTCTTCGTCGATTAAGTAGTAACCGCCAGTTAACTTGCCATTCTCTAGTTTCCAGTCTTTAGGTTCTATGATTGTTGGTAGTTTTAGTGGTTGATTAATCTGGAGTAACTCGTTAGTGTCATTGATGCTTGCCCATAGCTCGTCAGACATCGTGATGAATCTCTGAGTTTTACCTCTGTATAGTTTAGTCTTCATGACGAAAGATTCAGGTAATGTCTTTAGTAGCATGTCGACGCACCATGAGCCGACTTTAAGAATATCATCACCCCACTCTAACGTTCTATACTCTTCGAACTTCTTCTGCCATCTTGAAAGCTTCATACGATTCACTTGGCCTTTAGCTCTTGAGATTAGTATCTCAGCCATAGACTTCTTGTGACCTTCTAGCTCAGCTTTAAGCTTAGATGTTTGCTTCCAGTCTTCGAACATGACTTGTTGTCTTACAGATTCGCCGAGTTGTTTAGCTAACGTGCCGAAGCTGCATTTAGACATAGCGCCTTTATTAATCCAATCGAATGTAACTTTTAAAGTGATGAATGCAAGTTGCTCAGATGTTACGAGCTGTTGTATCATCTTAAGGTTAACATTAGCATCTCTAGCTTGGTTACTATTGATTAGCTGTTGTTGGCTTTCCTCTTGGCTAGACGCAAATGCATCGCTTAGAGTCTTAATGTTATCGCGGATTAAAGCCTGACCAGCTGTTTGATTACTCAGTGATGTTTGAGCGCAAAGCGATTGGTAACGTGCTACGCCTTGCTCAATCTGAGAGTTCTCAAACTTAACTTGTGCGGCTATCTCAATGTCGTGTCTTGTATCTGTCATAATTATTCCTCTACTCTATAGTCTATAGGCAACGCCCGATCTTCTATATAGGATTAGTTTTGTGTTACAAAATATCCGTTTCGTTCTACAACCTCAACAGCTTTAGCAACTGTTGAAGCAGTGTCTACGTTTAGGTCAGCTTGACCAAAGTTCTCGTCGTAGTTCTCTGTGAACTCGATGTCGTTTATTATATCGTTTATATCATTCATAATTTATCTCTATTTATCTTTAGCGTTATTGCTTTAGATAAGGTAATAGTACAAGGTTTTATGTTAATGTACAGCCTTTATTATAAATAAGTGGCACTATTTTCATAAACAGCGGTACATCAGCATTAGTGTACTTAGCAAAGTAACGTTTTTCGTGATAGTAATAAGACTGATAAGACTTAATAACATCAGACCACGTATTATTATATTTGTTAGGTGTAGTCCAATATTGCTCAGGCATAGCTAGCGGTGGAGCACTAGGTAAGTTAATACCAAAGTTAGGTAGTGTAGATAATAGCTTAGCTAACTTAGTAAATGTAAGATGAGTTTTGTTATAACGTAATGTATACTCGTCACATAAAGCAATGAAGTGTTTGTATAACCATAAATAGTTAGACTCATGCTCGCATGCCCATACTGTTGATGGGTGATGTTTATGTGTAGGTTTATATAATACACTGACGTTAATGTCAGAACCATTAAGATGGTGAACAGTAGATAACATTTGAGCCGACTCAAGTATCATTTTAACTACATGCTTATCACACATAAGCTTAGCTGACTTAACAGGGTCACGATGTAATACAAATATATTCATTATGCTAGTAAGTCAAATTTATTAGCACGCGCAATAGTAACAATACTATCAGCAACATTGCTAGGTTGATGTACACCATGTAAGAAGTGATTAATTTCGTTTAAGGCTTTATCTGAAACAACTGAATTAATATCACAGCCGTCAGCTTTATTTATAATAGCACCAACACATCTATCGTGCCAGTGTGCATAAGTTTCATTATTATTAAACATAGTTATATCTCCATTAGTAGTAAATCTATCAGATAATTATATAAATGTACACTATACAGCATAAACATTTATTACTTTTTTAGCTTTATTAACAGACCAGTCGTGTGTAACACCATTTTTAACAGCTGCTACATGGTCACAATTAAATACTAAGTAAGTTCCGTTTTGGTATGTTTCTGACATTTTAAAGTTATTATTTGTTAGTGTTTTAACTTTATAATTTGGTCTATTAACTTCAAACAATATACTTTGCTTATCTAATTTAGTTACAGTTTTACCAGCAAGTTTTAACGCGTGTAGTATTTCATATGTATACATTCCGCTTTTATGTTTACGGCCAACTTTAGCACACATACCATACGCTGTTTTGTAATCAGAGTTTAAAGCTACAGCTACAGCTATAACACCACAACAATTTTTATCTTGCATTGCTTTTGCTTGAGCATTTAGTGATTTGTATCTGTTATTTTTTAATTGCATGTATGTATACTACAAGATATAAATATTAATGTAACCCTAAACGAAAAAAAAAGGCCCACTATTTCTAGTGGACCTAAAAGCCTGAATTTACGTTATCTTCATTATTAGTTCTGCGACAAAAGGATTCGCTAAAGAAATATTTAAGATAGAAATGACTATCAGAAATTTAACTAAACGTTTTACTTCTGCTATTTCATCTTTTCTATTATCACTTATTTCTCTAAGTAAACGCTCCAATATATTCCTATCTTTATAACTATAATGTTTTAACTTTTCCAATTCGACTTTTATATCATTTAAGTTATATTTCATAGCTTATATAGTTATATCCTTTATCGTTGACCAGTAGTTGATTCTACTGATTCTTTGAGCCAACAATTTTATTAATTGAAGGCATGACTTTCTCGATACTTCTTCCAGCAACATAACCACCTAAACCAATTTGGAGTAGTAGCCACGCTTCTGGAGCTAAACGGTTAGTTAGTACACCGAATGAGTCTAGAACGACTAGTAATAAGAAAGTAAGCATTGTTAATGGTCTCCAGTTACGTTGTAACCAACTCTGGCCATTAGCTTCTGCTATTACTGTTGCATGCTGTTGCTCTATTAATTTACCTTCATATGAAAGCATTTTAAGTGCGAGCTCAGTTTGCGAGTTTAGTATTCTTCTTTTAGCTTCTAATTTTTCTTCTTCACTAGTATGTAGTGAGTCAATTAAATCAGCTGCTGGAGAGAATAGTTCTTTTATTAAATCTAACATTATTTTCCTATGTTTATATACAATAAGGCGCCCAGATTTGAGTTGTGGGGCATCCAAGCGCCTATATTGATGTTAGGGTACATACCCTTTTAATCGAAGTCGTCAAAGTCAAATGAACCAACTGTTATATTAATTGGTTTACCGTTTAACGTTCCTTGAGCTGTTGTTGAGTCATCATCTTGTGACCCAATAAACGTAACTTCAATTTTATTTTGTGAAATTGCTGTACCATTTGTATAGACAACATCGTTGACATTAGTAATTGTTACTGAAACTTTTGCAAAGTCAACACTTGTAGCTACAAAATCTACTTCAATGTCTGAATACACTATTACAGTTGTAACGTCTACAGCACCAGTATTAAATGTATTATTATTTCTACTCGCGTCTGTGTGTATTGATTCGGTAAATGTTGAGCTAGTTTGTAAATGTGGAAACTTAATTCCAGAAAATACCTCGCGTAACACTCCACTATCATTTATAAATATTTTTTTAATAGTTCTTAATGTACCATTATCATTGACAAATACTTTTTTAATTGTTTTAAGTGTGCCATTATTATTTATATTCATAATTAATTGTATACGTAGAACACATGACCATGTAGAGTTGTACCTACAGTAGTTGGCTCTGTTGTTGTTATTGTTGAAGTTTCTGTTGAATTAGTTCGTATTACAGTTGATGCATCAATTGTTGCAACATTATAACTTGCATTTACACTTAGTCCATTTGTTGAACCTGTCCCAGTTATTGCTGGTACTAGTGTATTTATACCTGAGTTTAAAGACACATTAGTAAATGTTGCAGTTAATGTTTGTCCATCATAACTTGCGTACGTTCTGTTAATATTTGAAGCAAATATATAGTTAACTTTATACTGTGATGATGATGGAGTAACAATTGTACTACCTTCAGAGTTATCTTGTGTAACTCTACTAAATACTTGAGCTGTTTGGTTTGAACCATTTACAGTTAAGCCTACACTTATTGCTGTTGGAAAATTAGATAATAATGTTGATACATTAGAACCAAATAAATCCGCTGCATGTGAAGGTGTTAGTGTAACTGTAATATCACAAGTTTTAGCGTCTGTTAATTCAAACGACATTGTATTAGTACTAGTTGCTGTTTGTATTTCAGACCTAGTTGCTACGGTTTGAGCTGAGTCACCTACAATAGATTGCTTAGCTGCATCTGTAAAACCAGATTCTGAGTCAAACATAACTGTGCCATTTGCATCTGCAATTGTTATAGCTGATGCTTGTACACTACCGTCTTGTTTAACATTAAAGTTTGCACCTGATGGTAATTCACTTCCAGACCAGAATCTATATTCTGAACCAGATTGACCATTTATTCCAGCTGTGTCACTACCTGAACCGACTAATATTTGTGAGTCGGCTTTTATTGTGTCACCACTTAGAGTATTTGTTGTAATTCTACCACCATCAATAACTGTTGTACCTGTTGAAGATACATCATCAGCTATTAAAGGAGTTGAAACTAGCTTATTTAAAGCTAAAGTTCCAGTTGTTATCTTAGCTCCATCAATAGTTGTAACATCATTTACAATTGCATTTTCTACTTCTGCTGCTGTTATTTTACTATTAGCAACATTTAAAGCAGCTGCTGCATCATCAACACCATCTTGAGCTAAATCATTAGCTGCGTTAGCTGTTGTTTGTGCTGCGTCTGCTGCAGTGTCATCTGTAAAGCCTGAATCATTTGTTAAGTCAGACACATTTTTACCGACTATGTCGATACGTGCTGCTTGTACAGTTCCAGTTGTTATCTTAGCTCCATCAATATTTGTAACGTTGTTTGCAATTGCATTTTCAACGTCAGCGGCTGCTATCTTACTTGCTGCGTCTGCTATAGCTTGTGTAGCATCGACTTGTGCATTATCTGCTGCTGTCTGTGCTGAGTTGGCTGTTGTTTGTGCAGTTGTAGCTGTACTTTGAGCCGCTGTTGCTGTCGCTTGAGCGTTACTAGCCGCAGTATTTACTGTTGCTACTGAAGCTTTTAATGTTGAACTATTATTAGCTAATGTTACAGAAGTTGTAGCATCTGCTGATATTTTACCATTTACAGTTTTGTACGTTACTTCTATATCATATGTTGTATTATCTGCTATACCACTTATTGTAAAGTCTGTTATATCACTTGTAGTTTTTAATACTGTATACAAAGTATCAGTACTTTTTTTATAACCTACTCTTATTTCTTCTACTGGGTTTGTTGCATCTAAAATGCTATCCCATGTGACATCAATAAAGTGTGTATTTGTACCATCGGCATTTTCTTCTAATCTACCTGCTGCTGCTAAGTTATTAACTGCTGCTGGTGTAGCAAAAGGGTCTAGTTTAACATAAGGAGCAACTGCTTCTTCTGTTTTATTAGCCCAAGGGTACACTGTAGAATTATAAGCTTGTGCCTGGACGTCTACTGTTAAATTTGCATTTATGACTACACTTCTAACTCTAAATAGTTTATTAGTAAAGTTAAAAGGAGCATAAGTTAAACTTATAACGTCTCCAGGTTCTAGCTTCATAGCTTCTGGTTGTGTTTTAAATTCTACCGCCATTTGCTCTCTTGAATCACGGACTATAAATTCCGCAATATCTTCAGCTCTATAATAATCTGTTGTACCTTCAAGTCTTATTTCTTGATGTAACTCTTCATTATTATCTTCAGCGATATAGTTGTCATGTTGTGTTGAATATATTTCTGGCCAAGTTACAGTGTCTTCTTCCCAATCTTTTTGATTGTTATCGAATTTAACTGTTACACGGTTTAATCTTTTTGATCTATCACCTTCAGCAACATTAACTCCACCAAGTAAATTGGTTTCATCAAATGCCATGACTGAACTAGATGTATCTTCTAAAACTACATTATATTGACCTTGAGAAAAAGGCAAGCTTGCTCTCATAGTTTTTAATAGTTTTTCTACATTAGTTGTTGTCGTGTCTGATGGTTTTAATACTATATTACACTCAAATCTATCTATTGTATTATTAGAGTTATACTGTGAATTATAAAATGGGTGGTAATTACCATTGAACCATGTTGTATCTTCACCTGTATATGGATTATATATTGTTTCGTTTGAGCCAGTATTAACTGCACCATTTGGCACATCTACTTGGTCTTCACAACTATTAGCTGCGTCGATAAACGATTGTATATTCAATTCTGACTGAGGTAATTTTTTACCGTAGTCTGCCATTAGATAATCTAATAAACATAAAGCTGGGTTAGTACTATATGACTTTACAGAACTATCGCTTGGATTAGTTCTTGGGTCCCAGACTTTTAAACCTTTGACTGTTGCTGTAACTGATGGCTCACCTTGATATTGTAGGTCACTTTCTCTAAATAGAAATGTATTCCATATCCAAGAAACACCTTTACCGTCCATAGAAGTTGTTACTTCTGAGTGGTATTGTGCTAAATTACTTGGCATACTTTGTGTATCACTACCATAGAAAGCTATACCTCTATAGTAATTATGACCACTGTTACTAAATCTTGCATTAGTGTAATGGTCGCCGTCAATCATAATATCAGTAACTGCTTCTATTTCTCCCATAGCAATAGCATCTATTCTATGTAGAAAAGCATTGTTACCTCTGTTGCCCCAATGTTGATTAATTCCGCTTTGGTTTGGCACAAATCGTGCGTCACCAGTTGACGTATATGTATTCGTTTTTAAGCCGTCATTACTTGTGCCTTTCCAAGCATGTAACATACCGACTCTTCGCTTACCGTATATTATAGGTAAGTCATTTGCTGCTCCGTTTTTGTTTACAAATAAACCTGAGCC